AGTGCCGTTGTGGTCCACGCTCGAATACGGGTTGATGAAAACCCGCAGAGATTTCGGTTTGCTGGGCATGGCTATGCGTTCGTCTCCGGGTCGGAGGAAGCGGGGGCCGCTGGCGACGCGCGCCGCGGCTACTGGTCAGTGGGCAGTGCGCCCACGCAAATCCAAATCGCGGAGCCGTCCGTGACGGTCGATCCGACGAACGAGGTCCACACCGGCTCGCTCGTGCCGCTCGTGCCGTTCACGATGCAGCCGAAGAACAGCCCGTTGACGGTGAGCGGGGAGACGTTCGCGCCAATCGCGTAGGCCGTGCTCGGCGCCCAGGGCGTCAAGATGAACCCCTGCGCCTGCCCCGTCGTCTCACCGGACGCACCGTCGACCGTGGTGATCTGAACGCCGGTGTCTTGGGCGAGCGGGAAGTACGGCGGGTTGCGCGTGATGTCGCGCACCTGGTCCTCGACCAGCGTCATCGTCATCTCGATCGCCGGCCACTCCGTGCGGCCGCCGTCCGCGCCCTGCGCCCAGAGTCGTGTCGACTTCCATCGCTCGAAGGTGAGCGACCACGAGCCGATGTATTTGCCGAGATACGAGCCCGCGTAGCTCGCCTGTGGATCGTCGTCCCCGGGCTGCACCCACGCGGGCGTGCGACCTCGCTCGATCGCCGTCATGACGGCGGACACGAGGCCATTGACGAATGGCTGTCTGGATTTTCCGGAATCGCTCTTGGTTTGGAGCGGGAACACCCAGAGCACGATCAGTGTCGACTCGTGCAGGACGGTCTCGTCGCTGATTCGTTCGAGCTTGCCCTCCTCGCGCCAAGCGAAGAGCGCGGGCAGCGCCGCCGAAGAGAACGTGAACGCGCGCGGGTCGTACGGATACGTCGCTGCGACAGGAGGGGTCGACGGCGAAACGCCGGGTACCGTCCACGCCGCGGTCGCGTTGTTGTCGTTGACGAGGAAGGCCTGCAGGAACGGGAGCAGGAATCCGATGGCCGGATCGGTGGTCGGCGGATCGCCCTGATCGAGGAGCGACGAGGCGGGCAGCGCGTCGGGGGACGGGAGAGGGAGCGGTAAGCCGCCCCAGCGGTCCGTCATTCGCTGTCGCCCTCCAAGACGACGCGCGCGCGCTCCGCGAGCATGAGCAAATTCCTCTCCAAAATCTGCTCTGTGTGGATGTACGCGGGCCCCATGAAGGGCCGCGGAGTCGTGCCGGGATGATTCACGCGTTTTGCGAAGTGAACGCCACCGCCCGAGTCTTCCCAGCGAAGCGCCTGTGCCCTCTTCGCTTCGATCACGTGCGGCCGCGTGCCGTTTTCGACGTACGCGGCGTACGGCTTGTCCGCGATGATCTCCGCTTCGGCGCTGTCACCTGTGCGCGCAGTCATCTTCGCGAAGATGCGCGACGTGAGGCCTGTGCCCGGGTGGCGATCCTGGTAGTGGTGGACCCGAATCGCTTCGCCCGCGCCCTCCGCCGCCGCGTCCATCGCCGCCGGGCCGAGCCCGTGACGGATCAGGCTCTCGGTCGCGGCCGCGCGCGCGTAGAAGTCGTCGAGATCGAGCGAGGCGTCGAACATCAGTAGTCCCCGTGATTGCGTCGGGCGCCTGGGCCCGAGATGTACACGCGGTCGATCACAGGCGTGGAGACTCCGCCCACATTGGCCGGCGGCGTTGCGACAGTCGGCGCGCGCTGGCGGGCATCCATCACCCGCTGCATCTTTTCGTTCGCCGACTTCTTGCGAGCCTGGATGTCATTGCCGCGGTCCGTTGGCACCGCTTCGGGATGCCGGTCGTACATGAAGGCAACGGCGTAATCGAGCGCGCAGTACTTCAGGAAGTTGTCGGCCTCGAGCTGGGCCATGACCGTTGCCGAGATGGGGCCAGGCCCGTATTCGCCGACGAGGTACGAAAGGATCTCTTGCTCCGCTCGATCGATGATCGACGCGATGATGGCTGGGTCGGCCACTCCGACGTTGGTGTCGTCGCAGCAAGCGATCACGGATTGAACCGATGTCGCGTTCTCCAGGTCGGCTTGGTCCAGCCAGATCGCCACGGCGCCTTACGGACGGACCGTTGCCGCTGCGGTAGCTGCGGCTTCGCGCCAGGCCAGCGCCTTTTTGAAGTCCCACGGCTCGTTCTGCCGAGTCTTCTCGTCCCACACTTTGCCTTCGCGCGAGGGCCGTGCGGTGAGCGGCTCGATAAGCCCGTGGTCGAGCATCGATGCGGCGTCGATGTCGTCGAGCTCGATGATGTCGCCGGGATGCACGAGGATCTGGGCGGGTATGTGCTCGTTCAGGGCCCCGTTGGGGAACAGCCGATCCGACAGGGGCACCGCGATGGACACGTTGCCGTGGATGACTCGGTAACGACCGCCCTGTGCACGCTCCTTGGCGGACTTCTCCTCGGCCGAGACGACCGCTTTGCGCTCAATGATGCGCGCCGGAGTGCGTTCGTATGCGGCTCTCGCAACGCGCGTCGCAACATCGAGAACCGGACCCGGTGCCGTACGCACCTCCGCGGCAGAAGCTGCGGCAGTCTTGGAAGGTTGCTTCTTCACTTCTGCTTCCCTTTCTCGTTCGACTTCTGCGCGGGTTCGGCTTGGACTGGGACCGCCGGCAGCGCTGGCGGTGACTCCGGCGCTGCCGGCTCGATTTCGACTAGTGCGGCGACGGGCTTCGCCGTCTGCTGCGCGAGCATTCGTTCCGCGTCTTCGTGTCCGAGCAGCACCTCGGTCCCGGATGCGTGCATGACGCCATCGCGAAACAGGCTGCCGACCAGCACGTAGCGACCAGCGAGCGACGGAGTGTCCGCGCTCATTGGAGGCAATTGAGCAGGAGGCCGCCGACGAGGCCCGACGTCTGTAGCTCCGTGTCGTTGACGGTTGCGACCACCGTCGTGCCGCCGCGCGGGCCGCGCTTCGGATCGAAGAACGAGCGCACGAGGAGGCCGCCGGCCTGCTGCGATCCGTCCGGCGCGGTGCCGCCGATCCACCGGAAGGTGTAGCTCGACGCCACGTCCATCTGGCTCGTGGGAGGCGTCTCCGCGGGCTGGCGAAGCAGCACGACGTGATTGCCCCACACGTACGTCAGCGCGCCGCCGACGATGTACTTCATCTGCGCCACGTAGATCGTGGGCAGCGTGAAGTCGGTGGAGATGTCGCCTTCGGCGGGAATCGGTTTGATGCCGGCCTTCGCGTAGATGTACTTCTGAACCGCAGGGTTCTTCTGGAACGCGTGCAGCATCTTCTTTGAGAAGACGATGCCGGTGAGCGGCATGTAACTCGCGTCGTCCGCCGCCTGGAGGTTGGCAATCGGGTCGCTCGACGCTCCGCCGTTCCACTGCGATCCGGCGGCAATCGTGGTCACGAGTCCCGAGTTCCACGAGGCGCTCGTCTGGAGAAGCGTGGCGACGCGGTACTCGCGCTCGAGCCGGAGCGCATCCACCACGACCTGCATGAGCTTTTCCATCGGCCGCAAGGGCGCGTCCGCGTTGCTCATGATCTCGGTCGGGAGAAACCCGCCGAGCCCGTACTGCACGGTGCTGTACGTCGTGGGAGACAGGCCCGGGTTGACCTCGGAGACGGGTGCACCGGGAGCCGTGACATTCGGGATCTTCCGGTTGAAGTCGTTGGACGAGTTCCACGTGTAGTAGACGTCCGACTGCTTGCTGACCTGCACGACGGGACTCGCCACGTCGGCGACGCCATCGGCGATCCGGTAACCTGCCGCGTAGTTGGGCATCGTGGACGGCGTATGAACGTCGGCCACGCCGAGGTCCATCTTCACGAGCCGCCCATCACGCTCGCGCATCGTGTACCGGCAATCGCGACCTGTGAGCGCCACGACCTTTCGGTGGTAATGGTCTGCGGCAACGTTCGCGAGGTGCGACGTGTGCACCATATTGCCGTTTTCGTCGCGAATGGGAATCGCGCCAGGGCCGAGCAAGTACTCGGTGGGCTCCATCTCCCGCAGGAGATGCATGCCGCCTTCGTCCTTGTATTCGCGACCAGTCGTCGGATCGAGATAGCTGACCTCGTGCGTGCCGAGGTATTTGGCGCGCGGGTCCTCGGGCGCATACTTCATCTGAATCAGATTCTTCATGTCGAACTCCCTGCCCGTAGGCGGGTGAAAAGTTGTTGTGCGACCTGGCTCGATTAGGTGGAGGGTCCGCGCAGCTGGAGCTTCACGAGGACGGGATCCGCTGCAGCGGTCGTGGCGGTGAGCGCCTGTCCAACGACGGAGTTGCCTGCGCTAGCCACGTAGGTACGGACCGCGCCGGAAACGCTGCTGGACGGCATCACCTGCGCGCCGGCGGCAATGTTCCCCGAGGCGTCGACAACGCACCAAGCGGCCGTCCCATCGATCACCCGGCACGTGCCGTATGCGCCGGCCGCAATGCTTGTCTCCACGACGATGCCGAAGGGCACGTCGGTGAGGGCTGCAGTCGGAATGACGCCGACCGCGGGCTGGGACGCGCTCAACACATTGCTCGCGTCGACCTTGACGACCATGCCGACGGTGAGCGCGGCGCTCGCGCCAGTGTTCTTGATGGGAAAATACGGAAGTCCGAGCGAATAATTCGCGTCGAACAGATCGGTGGCTGCACTCATAGAACTCTCCTGAAACGGGTGGTGGGACCGCGGACACGAGCAGCCATGCCGGCCGCCATGAATTCGGATATTCCGGGCGCACCGACTGGCGCGCCTTTACGATTCGTTACTTGGGGCTTGTGGCTACGAGATTGCGCCGACGAGCAGAGCGCCAACCTTGTTATTCACGAACAACTCGACGTCGTTGTGCGCCACAACGACGTAATCGGACTTGTCTACCGGGTCCGTGTATCGGCGAACCAAGACACCATCGACGGCTTCCCCGTCTTTGGCATTTCCGAGCCATCGCAAGGTCACCGTTGTCGGCACGGAGTCGGGCGCGCGCACCAGCGCCACGTTGGTGGGAGACGCGTTGCCTGGCATCGAAGGAGCCCATACGTACGCGGGCGCGCCACCCGTGAACTGCTTCGCTCGAGCGAAGAGTACCTTCGGCATCTCGCCGCCGGACTGCACGTAGTCACGCATCAAGGTGATGTTGGTGGAGAACGGGTTGCCGTAAAAGTATGGGGCGACGCTTTCGGGTAGGACGATGATGTTGGCCGGCAAGTAGCTCGCGGCGAGACCCGAAAATACGTTTGCGAGCGGCGCGGGGGCTGTGCCGCCATTCCATTTGTTGACGCCAATCGAGATCTGATTGGCGGTCGCCCAATTCGCCGCAGTCGTCAGAAGTGTGTAGAGACGCACTTCGCGGGCGAGGCGTAGCGCGTTGACCAAGAGGTGGACGGTGTCGAGCGTGACGTCCCAGTCCCCGTTGGCCGCGACATCGCGCGGAATCTTGGACGCAAGCGCGTATGGAGTCGTCACGAAGGCGGTCTTCGCGTAGCCAGGGGCGATCAGCGGCGGGGGTCCGTCGGATGGCGCGTTCGGCGCCACGATCTTGATCGCGTCCGTGACGTTCTCGACGTACAGGTAGCCGCGATCGTGCGAGATCATCCGCACTTCGGACACGGCATCGGCGACGAAGTCGCCGCTCGGAATCGCGAACTGCGCGCGCGTCGCTTGCTGTGCGACGTCGGCGACCCCTAGATCCATGAGGATCTTGCCGTCCGCCTCACGCATCGCGGGGGCCCGCTTGCCCTGGAGCCAAGCTCCCGCGTAGGCGCAGAGCTGCTTGCACTGGTCGTCGCTTCCGGTGCGCGCTAGGAACGGTTTTCCCGATTCGTCGCGACCCACGTCCCCGTCCATGACGAACAGAGAATTGCCGTTGGTGTCTCGAACGTGCATAGGGGCTTCTCGCGGTTTCGGGAAACGTCGGAGGGCGATCGGAGCGGCTAGTCCTTGAACGGACTCTCGATCTTGCCGGCGATGATCTTCCCGGCCTCTTCGTAGGCCGCGGCGTACGGCATTCTTTTTTCGCTCATGAGCCGACGCGTCAGTGCGGTCTGCGACATTTGCACGCTGACCTTGTCCCGCGGCTCGCCCGGCACGATGTTTCGCAGCAGGTGACGCTCGGACAGCGCAACTGGCGGGTACATGATGTTGAAGGCCGCTCGGTCGGTCTTCGCGAAAGCGAGCATGGCGCCCTTCTTGTCGGGCGTGAGGCCCATCTTGTCCTTGTACGTGTCGAACGCGATTTCGACGTCGGCGTTCAGATCCGCCTCGTCCCGTTTTGCCTTTTCGGCCAGAAGCGTCGCGTTCTCGCCGACGATGCGAGCGATGGCCGCGGGGAGCGCTTCCCCGTCTCGGCACGTCACGGCGCCTTTGATCGCCGCAATCACGCCTTCGCTCGTCTTGAGCGCCGTCGTGGCTTCTGTGAGTCTGTCGGTCAACGATGTCACGTCGCCCGAGGCCGTCTTCAGTTTCCCGGTGAGGGTCAGCACTTCGGTCTCGGCCGTCGTGAGTTTTTCCTGAATCTCTTTGTCGCTCATGTCCATGTCTCCCGTGGGATCGCCATCGTCGTCCATCGTCGCGGTCATAGGAGACACTCCCCCATGCATCTCTTCGACGTGCTGGTCGATCGCGTGCGCGATAAGGTCTTCGACGCAATCGAAGAAGTCCTCGATGGTCATGCCCGGCTGTGCGCCGACCAGATCGCGCAGCGGACGCGTGTAATCGGAAAGGTTCTCGCCTTGGTACGAGCCGTCCATCGCTCCGGACGACATGCACGCGTCCCGCAGACGATCGAGCTTGTCCGCGCACTCCTTCGCGGAAGCAAGGCCGTCGAGCTTCAGCGCGGAGCGCATCGCGGGCATGTACTCGTGCGGCGAGTGCACGAGGCCCTTGAGCCCTTTGCCAGCGAGGTTCAGTGACCGTGCACCACTCGCCAGATCCTTCGCGGCGAGCGGCGCCATTCCGTCGAGGAACGGCTCGTTGGTCAGCGCGGCACTCGAAAGCTTCGCGCCGACCGGTTTGCCGGTGACGCGGTCCTTCGAGCCGAATCGAATGGCGGGAGAGAGATAGCGGTACGCTCCGGCGCGGATCTGCTCGCGCGCTTGCGGGAGCCACTCGACGAGACCCCACAGGTTGCCGTCGTCGCGGACCTTGAGGTCCGTGATCCAGCCCTGCGCCGGCGCCCCGCTCGTCGGGATCGATCCGCTCGTCGGGTCCTGCTCGCTCGCGTGCTCGTAGTCGATCGCGACGCGGCGGTTCTCAGTCGCTTTGAAGTTGGCGATGATCTCGCCGAAGATCTTCGCGTCGAGCCGAAACGGGCCCGCTGGATGGCCAGCGAAAGCCCCCTGCTTGGCGATCTGAATCCAGACCGGGCCATCGCTCTTGTCCGCGTCCGTCAGAAGCACGCCTTCGACGTCGCTGAACGCTCGCTCGCTCATGTGGTGCCTCACGTGAAGCGCGCCGCCCGGGGCCAAGTCGGCACGGACGTGGACGCGGCCGCCTTTGGCGGCACCGTCGGACGCGGAGACTTCGACGCCGAACTTCTTGCCGGCCTCCGCGATGCGCGCGTGAATTTTCTTGGCAGTCGCCGCGTCGATGCGGCCCTGCTTCACGGCCTGCGCGAGGCGCGCCGCTGCATTCCGCACGTGGGCCGCGTTCTCGATCGGGTACTTCCGTTTTTCCGGCCAAGCGAACGATCCGGACGGGATCGCATTGCGCTTGGCCGCGTCGAGTACGGACATGTCGATTTCCTTCGGTGGCCGCGTTGGCGATCCTGGCGTGTGGACGTCGCCTGGCCCGAGGTCCATCGCGAACGCGCCTTTGGCCATCAGCTCTTCCAACTGGGGACGAAACAAGGAGGACTGCGCGTGCAGAGCATCCAATGGCAGCCACTCCACGCGCTGGCCTTCGTAGTCTGGACTCTGGATGCGACCCCGGTTGACGCCCCAGTCCTCGACGCGGAACACGTGCACATGACGGCCATCCGGCGATGTCGTCTCGTGCACCTTCCGCAGTCGATTGGCGATATGGCCGGTCTCTTCGAGAAGCTCGCGACGCGCTGCGGCTTCCGGGCTTTCGGCAATCTCGACGCCGCCCCCGGGGAGTGCCATTTCGTTCGGCGGCTCGGCGCGCGAGACCGCCAGCACGTGACCGTCCGCGTTGCGAACGATCGCAATCGCGGCGTCGCGCTGGGTCTCGCTCAGTTGAGCTTCCCGAACAGTTCGACCGTGCTCGCGGGAATGGCAACACCGCTGGCCGTGTGAACGGCGGCGATGGTGATGACATCGCCGGGCGACACGAATGCGCCCGAGACAACGGGCAGCGCCACGGCAGTGAACGCCGCCCAGCTGCCGGTGCCCGTGATTTGCGTTGTTCCCGTAGCAATCGGCACGGCCGTGCCAGGGGCAGCAGCGGTGCGCTTGTTGATCGTGATCGTGTAATAATTCGAGTTGTTCGCCGTCAGCGTCCCGCCCGTGCAGATCTGCACGGACCCCAGCGCGATCGATGCTCCGGGTCCGACCGTTCCCACCTGCACCTCGGCCAGGTCGGCTGTCGCCGCTGTCGCGGGGAAAGCGAAGCTTTTGATCTCCTGGGAAACCACGGCGTTTGCGACATCGGGAAGATAGTTGCCATTCATGGGAGAGCTTCCTTAGCCCTGGTCGGGCGTTGGGGTTGCGTCTTGGGGCGCAGCCGGTCCAGGCTCCGGCGGCGGCGACGCGTTCGGGTCGTTCGGATCGTCCGAAGTCGGCTCGATCGGATTTTCTTTCTCGGTCGCGACGAGGCGAGTTCGGCGCACGCCTTTCTTGTCCATGTCCTCGATCGCGATGACCGGGACGCCGAGCAGCGCGGCGGCCTTGTCGACATCGATCGGGATGTCGATGCTGGTCGCGCCCTTGAGCGTGGCCAGAAGTTCTCCCGCGCGCGTCGTGCGACGCGGCTTCACGTTGCCCTCAGCGTCCGCCTCGTTCGCAATGAGCGGAATCCCCGTCTCTTCGGCGAGCGCGTCGCCGTCGACCGGGAGACCCATGTCGGTCATCTCACGCGCCGTTGCGGTGAGCGACTTCGGGTCCGGCTGGACGTCAACGTGGATGTAGACGTGCGGCAGCAGATGAAGCTGCTCGGGCCGATTGAGCTTTACGAGCCAATAGACGAGCTGGGAGCGAATCGCCTCGCCCAGCACGGTCGCATCGTATTGCTCGATGTCGACTTCGCCGCGCTCCTGGACCTCACCGAGAGAGCGGCTACCACTTCCCCCGCCGACGCCGCCGTCCGTTCCGAGTGTACTGCCGAGGGCAGCCTTGCTCATCTCCGCGTTGCAGATCTGAATCCACTCGGGCCACGTCAGCTTCGGGGTTCCGCCGCCATCCGGGGTCTTGAGCTCGATCTTGACCGCGTCGGAATGGTGGTAACCGGCTCCGCCCGTGATCTTGTCGGCCGCAATAACGCCGGCGAGCGCAATGTCTTCGTCGACCGCTTGCCGGGGGGTACCGCCGCCTTCGCCTGGCGGCCCACCCTGCGTCGAATAGGTGACGTCTTTGAACGGCTGCGCGAAGCCTTCCAGGTAGTCGAGGCAGCCGCGCGCACCGACGCGCTTGAACGACGCCCATGTCGCGGTCTGTCGACCGAGCCCGTCGCGCGTCGGGTAGTCACCGCGCAGCTGCGGCGCGTAGACGAGAAATTTCCCAGGGTAGTCCGCTACGCGAAGGCCGAAGACGCCGGAGTTGGTCGGAGAGCCCCACGCGGACTGCCATCCGTAGACCTGTCCCTGGTCCCAAACGTAGAGCGACCAGGATTGACCATCGGGGTAAGCGAGCCGACGTGAATGAATGAACCCGAGACGCTCGACGTGCCAGCCGTCGCTGTCGCGAGTCCAGAAGATCTCCTGCGCCGAGAGCCCGTGGTAGAGGCCCCATAACAGCTCCGCGAGCCGCTCGGTGAAATTGGGGATACGCCCGATCTCGCGCTGGACGAACTGCGCAAGCTCGTCGGCTGCGTCTCGCTCCCGATCGTCATCGGGAAGCTGGGCGGGAATAATGTCGACGCGGCCGTTGGCCGTCGACATGATGCGCTTCGAGAGGACGGAGAAGAGGTGCGGATCCTGTTCGAGCAGTTCGTTGAGCAGGTCGACAAATTGTTGCCGATACCCAGTCGTCGCCAGGCGAAAGACGCTTGAGACGTACTCGAGGGTGAGCCGGTGCCCAATGACGACCGGGTACCGGTCATTGATCGGAATCGGCGCGAGCGGTCGACTTGCGCTGGTGACCGCGATCGGAGGCACTGGGGGTGGAGCGCCCTTCGACGGCGGCATCGCCGTACCCGGTGCGCCATAGACCTTTGGCGTGGCCCAGCCCGACGACGGCCCTTTCCGTTTCGGCGGACCGCCGACTTTGGGTTTGAAGGATTTGGGCACGTTCGCTCGGCTTCTCCGCGCCGCCTGCGGACGTCAGATTCCGAAGGACCTCCGCTCGAGCGGCGCGCCTCGGTTGACTCCGCCGCCACGGATGATGGGCGCCTGCTTGGTCAGTCGATCGAACACGCCGCTCAGGGCGTCGACCTGATCGTCGTGCGACCCCTCCGGAAACTGCTCGAGCTCCCGAATGAAAATCTCATTCCAAGGCGCCCGCACGATGTAGACGTTGCCCGGTCTCGCGCTTGTCGCTGTGACATTGGCGCTGCACTGCGCACTGACCGGTCCCGCGCTGACGACCTTATCCGTCCGCTTGCGAACCGCGCGCACCGTCCAGCCGGCAAGGAGCCGAATAAATGCCGCGGCGGCAGACTTGCCCGACGCGCCAGGCTCTTGCTCGAAGTAGACAGGGATTTCGTTCCCATCCATTTCGGCAGTGGCCCGAACGAACTTCTCGACGTCACCAGGATTGCCACGCATGCGCGCGACGTCCTCGACGTACAGTCGCTTCTCGGAGTCGAACGCCGCTTTGCACCCGACCGTCCAGTCTGGGTCTTTACCGGCCTCGGCTTCGGTTGCGGCGAGGTCCCAGTAGCGCGCTCGCACCGCATCGCCGGGGACCTGGCTCGCGTCGATAAAGTGGAACCAGTCGCGCCGGAAGTATAGGCCTTTGGCCGGCTTGATTAGCCAATCGCCATTGCGCTGTTGCGCACGGCTTACGGGGTCGAGCGCGTTGAGGCCCGCCTCGTACTCGCCGCCCGCGAATAGGGGCGCGTTGTCTTCCAGCTTCGAAGGAATGAAGGTGCGCCCGCGCGCGAGTGGGGTTCCCTTCGGTACGACGACGTCTTGGTCGTCCTTACTTCGAAGGAAGTAGAGAACCTCTCCCGGCTTCGCCTTGACCGGCGACTCCGGATCGAGCCAAGGGCCCCACCGTTTGAAGACCCACTCGTGGCCTTCGCTGCCCGGATTCGTCGCGCTCCGGAGCGAGCACGGAACACCGTGGCCGGACCGGATACGCGAAAACATGAAGCGGTATTGCCGCTCCGTGAACGTCGTGAGCTCGTCGAAGCCGACATACTGGACGCCTAGACCCAGCTTTCGCTGGACGTCCTTCTCGTGCTCCATGTGGCCGAACTGGATGATTTCGCCCCCTGGGAATTCCCAGGTCTTGTCATCCTGCGTGTAGTGGCCGCCGAGCTGCGGGTAGAGCGTCCACGCGTCCTTGATGAGCGTGTCTTGGAGCTCTGGGAACGTCCTTCGAAAGAGGAGCGCGTGGAAGTGGCGCCCGTACCCTCGGTTCAGGTGACGCGCGGCTCCCATGAGGAGTGCGATCGACTTGCCGCCGCCGGCGGCCCCCCCGAACATCACCTCGAAGCAGTTGCGGCTGAGGAAGTCGGTCTGCGGGCCCGGGTTCGGCGCCCACCACGTGTGACCGCTCTCGCACTGGAAGAGCGGTTGCCCGGTCGCGCTCCGGATCGTGGGGCGCTTACACTTCGGGCACGTCTCCCGGAACGATGCTGTGTTCACAGGTCACTCGTCGGTGCGCTCCGGGGGCAACATGACCGTGTGCGAGGCGCTGGGGCCGCCATCACCGTCCGCGCCCGCGTAATGGAGCTTTCGGTCGGCGATCGTCGTCGCCCGGGCGCAGGCCTTTAGGGCTAGTTCGGCGAGTTCCAGCGCATTGTTCATCGCCGTGAGCACCGTGTCGGGGTCCGCCTTCTGGCCAGCGGCGAGCGCCGCGTCCACTTCGTCCCTGGCGTCGAATGCCACATGCACGCGGGCGTGGAGCCGGTCCGACAGCGCTACCGCCTTGCGGAGCTCCTTGCCGATGATGTCGATGTCGCTCGTGACGTGCTCGGCCATCGCCTCGCGGACGACGGCTTGAGCGACGGCGCTTCGCTCCTCCCGGGTCTCCCGGAGGAACTTGTTGAGCGCCTGGGCTGAGATCTCGATCCCATGCTCACCGTGGAGCCACGGAATCAGGTCCTTCGTTCGGACGCCCCGCGCGTAGCGCTCCAGCACCTCACGTTCGAGGTTGGGACTCAGTTTTCTCGGTCGCGGCACAGAATGTTTCCCAGCCCGGTCGGAATCGCTCTCGACCCTCCGGACCCTCGTTGTCCGCTATCGCTTCGATGGCGAATTTGCGGCGCTTTATCGTTTCGCGCCCGGAAAGTTTCCGAGCCGCGGGAGGTGGTCAGCGCCTCGCGCGTCTTCGACCGAGGCCAACTCGCCCACCGTCGGCCCCATCTTCCCCATCGGCGCTCCACGCTTCACGGGGCTCTGCTTCCGCTCTCCAGGTAGCCGCGCTTGCGTGAGTCCGCGCGCCCGTCGGTGTCGGCAGCTGGCCCGGTAGTACGTCCACGTTCGCCCGGTGAGCTCTTGCCGTGCGTACTCGCGGTCGGCTTCCGACCCGGACGGCCAGACGGTCTCCCACTCTTCGAGCGTCGTGACCTGGACGTGGCAGGCGGCCTGGTTCGGCGAAATCATCGGGCCCTATAGAGAGGGCCTCGGCTCGGGCTCTCGGGGCTCGTCTCCGCTGGCCCGCTTCTGCTCTCTCTATGGGAAACGGGCTGGCCCTGGAGTCTCCGCGCGCGCGCGCGAGTTAGGTGTCGATGTTGCGAATGTTCCCAATAATTCGACCTTTCGGCCTGAATTCAACCGGGGAGCATGTTCGCATGACTACCGGTTGAGCTTATCTTCCAAGATCTGAACACGCCGGAACCACCCGTTCGCCGTGCTCCGGAATTCTGCCTCGCGCTTTTCCTGCGCGACCTTCTCGCGGACCACAGCGTCGAGCCGGTCCTCGAGTTCCTTCACGCGACCCCGGAGCAATCGGGCGTCGACAACGACGCGGGGCTCCGGAACGGGCTTCCCGATTTTCGCGACATCCTCGGGCTTCACGCGGAGCTGCGATCGTGGGCCGCGCCGCACGATGCCAGGATGCGCCTTATCTAGGGCGAGAAGCTTCCGTCTCGCGTGCTGGCGCGAGCAGCCCCACGACTCCGCAAGCTCCCGGACCCCGACTTCCTCGTCGGGATGCGTCCCGGCGTTCACTGCGCCCGCTCGTCCGGCTCGACGCCCGCTTCAGCAGCAAGATCACGCACGGCCTGAAGCAGATCGCCCGCGCTCGGTCCGATCGGGGGGTCGTGGACGATCTGCGCCATCGGTCGCGGCGGCGGCGGAATGAACTTGAATGGGAAGTCGAACTCAGGGCCCGCCACCGGAACGGCCTGCGCCATAATCATTGGATCGAACAGTCGCACCGGATTCGGCCCGCGCATGTCCCACATCTCCGGTTCGCTACCGATCACCCAAAATCGCTCCCCGTTCGGAAACTGCGGAAACTCCCGCGTGAGCGGCCGATCGAACCACGCCCGCGCTTTCGCCCGGAACTCCTCGACGGACACGCTCACAACGTCCACCACATCGTCTGAAAGCTCACGGATGCGCTGGCGAGCATTCGATCCGCCTGCCTCGCCGCGGTCGCAACGAAGGCGCGACGCGCGTCTCGAACCGCTTGCCTCGCCACTGCGTCCCCCGACTCCTTCGCGTTGAGCATCGCCTCGAGCGCCATGCCTCGCGTGACCTCCGCATCTGTGCCCCGACGAATCGCGTCATGCGCGGACTGGCGCGCGGCTGGCGTGAGCCGCGTGGCGTACATGCGCCGCGATTCACCCATCGCGTCGAGACGGGCGCGCCGATGCCCGATGCACATCCTCTCCGTATTCAGGTCCCTCGTGTCGAGATCTGCGTAGCCCGGGTCGCCCTGACGCCGCCACGCTCTGATTTGCTGGATGTGCGCGGAGCGAATCTCGTCCCGCTCCCGCTGGGCGTGGCCCTCCCGCCATTCGGCCTCCGACCGCTCGTGCGCTTCGACCGCGGCGCGATCCGCTCGCTCGATCCGTTGCTCGACGAGAGCGTCCCGCATTTCTCGCCGTCGCGCCTCGACGATCTCCGTAAACCGCACGAGCGGCGACAGCTCGGCCGTGAAGTCCGCCGTGGCAATCGCGTTCGGCTGCCGAGGTCCGTACTCCCACCAAAGGACCATCCAGTCCGATCGATCGATAAGGCGCAGCGCGTCGTATGCCTTCGCGAGCAGTCGCTTCGAGCGACGGTCCAGGGCGCACCAGATCTCCGCCCCGGAAAGCTGCGCCTCCGAATCCACTCCGGTCGCCGTCGAGAGCACCGTCGCGGCCGTGCAGTCGGCCTCGAGGTTGCAGCTCTTGGCCCCCATCATAGTTTCCAGATCGATGAATAGAATCCGGAGCTCGGTGATACGAGCGAGCGGCAGCCGGAAGCTGACGCGATCGGATGTCGTTTGTTTCGCGACATAGGACTTTGACCTAGCCGCGCGATCTTGCGTCAACTCGACTACCGCCATCGTCGCCCTCCATGCCCGCGACCAGCGCGGACGAACTTCACGGGTCCAAGATCTCCCTACGCCGAGCGGGCTCGACGTGCAAGCTACATCCGAGCGAACGCTCTCACGTCGATGGCTCCTTCCTTCTTTGGCTTCGCCAGCGAAGCCAGTCGTGAACGTCGCCGCACGTCGTCATATACGGAAGATTACGTCCGCCCTCCGACCACAGGTCCCCTTTCCTGGCGGCCCGTCGCAGACGCTCAGTCGGAACCCCGGTCTCGTCCGATGCTTCACCCAATTTGATCAGCAGATCATCGTGGCTTACGGGCCACAAGAGGGGATCAAGTCCGTGGTATTTCGGAGCTGGCTCCGCGCGCCTTGATCGGCTCCATGTCCGGTCGGTTGTCCTGGTGTTTCTGCCGCGTTTTCGCCACATTGGGCAGTTCCGCTGCTACTGCCGTGTCCACTTTTTCGACCACGATCGTGGCGGACTCTTGGAGCGGACCCGCGTGCGCAGCGATCGCCTCGGTCCCAGGCGGTTTCGGCACACGGTCCCGCCAGCTCCACGGCTTCGCCGGTCTTCGCTCCGGATGCTTGAGAGAGCCGCAGGCTTCACACTGCTCTTTCGTCCCCATACGTAGTCCGCAATTCCCGCAGACGTCGAGCATTCGCTCTGCGTAATAGGCGAACTGCTCCTCGTCGCGACGGGTCTCCTCGTCGGTCATTTCGAAGTTGGCGAAGCTCACGGCGAGCTCCGGCCAGAAACGACGCGGCGCCGAGCACGAGGCTCGATGTCCACGCGCGGCTCGATCTCGATCGGCTCGTCCTCGGCGCGATCGAACACCCCGCGCCCACGCCGCCGCGCGCTCGCGAATTCCTCTCGGACCATTTCGGTCAGCGATATCGGCCAGGTCATGGCTTCGCTCCGCAATCGAGCCACACCGCGCCGGTATCTCGTCCAAAGACCCGGCGGCGAATCCCGTCGCCGTAGCGATCGGCCATCTGCTGCGGCGTCATCCACGTCGTGATCCACGTCGGGCGTGCCGCCGAGAACCGGACGTTGATCACCTCGGCAACCGCGGGCTGAGGCGCGGACTTCTCGCTGCCCATGTCGTCGATCACCACGAGCCGGCGCGTGATCGCCTGTTCCACGAGCGACGCCCACCCCGGTTCCCCGAGGGGGTGCCCAGCGTTCGCGCGCTCGAGCGCCCAGCTCTCCGCGAACAGGACGCGCCACGGAGACCACCGCTCCGCCGCCATGCGGGCCCGAAGCATCGCCGCCACGAGGCTCGTCTTTCCGGAGCCACTCGGACCAGTCAGGATGACGATCGGCGCGCCTACGGCCCGCCTGGCGCCGGAGAGCGCTGCCTTCGACGCCACCCGCGCCGCGAGATCGGGAGCGTCGAACGTCGCCCAGGCATAACGCGCGGGGACCACCGCCGGCGCCGCGACTGGCGCCGCCTCGCGAGCGCGCCGGCTTTCCTCCGCGGCGATTCGCGGATCGCGTGCAGCCCGCTCCGCGGCGGCGCGCGCCATGGCGACGATCTCCGCGGTCCGCCCCACGACCTTCGGGGGCGCAGCGCGCGGCGATACGGTGGCGGGCGCCGAGTCCTCGGCCGCGAGCTGTCGCTTGCGGTCTTCGGCCAAGCGACGAAGCTCGTCGAGCTGGTCGCCAAAGCTCCGATCCTCGACCGGCTTGGAGTCGCGCGGATCACTCATTGGGCACCGCTTGCTTCCAGGTTGGCTCGGATATCGCTGGCTGCACGGCCGCCTTCGCGACCGCCCTCGGACGCCCGGAGCCGAGCCACTCCGGAAACCGAAGCGTCGAGACCTCGCGTCCCGCGCATGCCGCCGAGTACTCGCCGCCGAGCGCCTTCGCCCACGCGAACGACTCCATCGCGCTGGTGTGCCCGAGCCGTCGCGTCTCGCGCTCAAGCGCCTCCGTGACCGCGAGCAGCGGCTTGCCCCACGGCATCGGGTAGGTCGTCCCGCGGTGCTCGCTCAGCCCGTCGCACCAGGCCTGCACAAGCTCTGGACCCCCAGCACGCGCCGGCGGCCAGACCCCCGACTCGCGCTCCGGCCCGTCACCCGTAGAGAGTACCCCTGACTCTCTCTCCGGATCACCCTGAAGGGAAGAGACAGGAGAGAGAGAAGAGATAGAGATAGGAACATCACTGATTTGATCATGTGATGTTTTCGGAACTTCGCCCGAACTTCGCCCGAAGTTCGCCCGAACATTCGCCGAACGAGACGCTCTCAGTTTGGACATTCTCTCCCTGGCATTTTTTCTCGCCTCTTCGACCATCGCCTTCGTCTGGTTCCTCGGGGCGTACCGGAGAACCTCGTAGAATCCATCACGTTCTCCGAGGAGCTGGTGATGTACCATCTCTACCAGCCGAACCTTGTTCTTGCGATCTCCCCAAAGCGTCTCGGCATACCGCTTCGGCACGAGCCCATCAGTCATGTGCTCGCGCGAGTAGCACGTCATCGCGGTCCAAAGTCCAAGACACCCGGCCGGGTCAGAGCATGCCTGCAGGCGGTGGTGGTTCGGCAAATCGATGTCCACACACACGTAAGGTTTTTCGTGTTCACCCTTCATTTGTCCCTTCGAAGACTTTCGCAACAAGACCGCATGTTCTAATATGTTCTTGCGAACAAACACCGAACTTCCAGGAACGCCATGCACCCCATTCTGTATCTGTCAGGCAACCGACTGCGAGCCGCAGCGGAATTTATTCTCGGCGCAGACCACGACGCCGGGCCCGCGCTCCCCGTTGATCTCCGCCTGCCTCCGCTTCACGGCGTAAATCACCGTGGTGTGGTCGGCCCCGAAGAGAGCGCCGATCTCCGGGTAGCTCATGACGAGCGTATCGCGGAGTAACGCCCAGAAGTGACCGCGCGCCGCGACTACGCCACGGAGTCGACATGGCCCCAGTAAGTCAGCGAGAGCCACGTGATGGTCTGCCGCTACACGCGTCGCGAGGTTGAGTAGCCCAGTCTGTTCCAGGTTTTGACGAACGATCTTCCCGGGCAGCATCTACGCGACCACCTTTCTCGCCTGAACCTTCGCCACGCACGCAGGGCAGACGCGCAGATGCGGATCGTTCTCCCTCGTCGCGATCGTGTAGTCCGCGTCATTGAAGACGTACTCCCGAACGTCCAGATCTCTGCCGCATCGAGAGCGACCAGGATCTCCGGCGATGCAGGCGACGAAAGGGGACTGCGGCGTCGCCGGATTTGGCAGCTTGGCCTTCTTCGGTAGTTCCGGACCGTAGGTTCCGCGCATCTCAGGCCGCCTTTCTGGAGCGCGCAGGGCGCTCGCAGCGAAGCCGTTTCCAGCGACCGCCACTTCCGGCGCGCCAGGTAAGCCAAGCGTATTCGCAAGAGTCGGTGCCCTTATTGCCATCCTTCCCGACACGGAATTGAGGTCGCCGATCGAGGATGTGGACGTCCGGCGGGAACGCGTCAAGAAATGCGCCGCGCCCGTCGCTGTTCGGGGCTAGCCAGTCGAGTCGCAAGAGCATGGCGACCGTTCCGCCTCGGTTGGCGACCAACTCGCGTCCACACTTTATGAAGTCGAGCGCGTGAACGAACGGGGGATTGCCGATGACGATGTCAGCGCCACCGTCGAGCCAGTCGTATTCACCTGCGCGATGGACGAAGTTGTCGACCAGAACAACGATTCGCTCTTCACCCTCGAAGCGCTTCCAGGCAGTGTTTGCGAGCTCCGGCTGAAGCTCGATGCCGACGAGCGTCTGGTGGGAAGACGTCGCCCGCTTCAGTCGATCCAAAATCGCCCCCTCGCCGCACCCCGCGTCCACGATCTTTTCGGACTGCGCGATCGGAAGTTCCGGAAGAATAACGTCGATCGCCCAGTCGGGCGTCGGGAAGTGCAGAGACGCGGATGTGGACGTGCCGCCTTTTGTCGAACTCACGACGTCCTCCAAAATCCACGCACCCGTTTCACTCGCGCCGTACGCTGCTTCTGCGGAACTCGGCAGATATCGCTTACGGGCTTCCGGTACTCGATCGGCCGTCCGTGCGACTTCGGCAATTCGGGCAGCCAGGGCATTTCGCCCGCCAAGATAAGGCTCACGGCGTCACCTCAGGAAATTCGCGGACCCTCAGGTCGCTCGGCCACTCGGCCATGTCGCCGCCTTTGCGGCTCTGAAGCCGCCAGCGTCCGTTCTTGTGGCGGGCGAGTTGGCTCACGTGGACAAGCTTTCCGCTTGTGATGTCGTCGACGGTCACTGTCGGCGCGTTGTCGTCGCCCCATTCGCCGTGAACGTTGCTTCCGAGTTGCTTCATAAAGAACGAGATTTCGACCTCGCGGCACTGGTCGCGAAGCGACCGCGCCCACGCGATTTCGGACGGCCGTGCGCGTTGGCCGCTCTCGCCGCCGCCGATTACCCAATCGACGGCGCACCCACTACCGAGGCAATTCGCGCAATCTCGGAGGTTGGCTTCGCCGTTCCAGTCCGTCCCGCCGGCGCGAACGGCCCCCCATTCGCGGCAATTCGGACACGAGAGAAGGCCATACCGATTCGTCGTAGCCTCAGCGTCGATCCGAAAGTCGAGCGGCCCGAGCAGCGGCTCGCACGAGAGGAAGCGCACGGCTGACGGAATCTTGGCGAGAAGCGGAACGCGCTGTTCGGCGTACTCCTGATTCTCTACGGACGCCCCGAGCCAGATGTTCGGGATCGGCCACGCGGGCCAGTCCGCGAGAAGCGGTGGGAACAAATCCGTAGTCGGTCGGCCGAGCGCCTGCGACGCGTGCGCGGCGAACAGGGCTACCGGAAACGACGAATTGTGCGCCGCCCGCTCTTTCGCCCATTCGAAGAAGTGCCACATGCGCGCCGTGCGCTTCGTTAGCACTTGGAACGTGTGCCCCGGGCACGCCGCCATCACCCCGGCACGGGAGATCCGGTTCTCCTGATTGCCAAGATGCGGCAGTACGTTCGCCGCGAGCCAGTCGTCTGGCATTGCTCGGACGGCGTCTTCGTCCCACCCGTCCGACGCGACCGCGTAGAACTCGCGCCCATCTTCTGAGACGAGCGCGAGCGAGATGAGGTCGATGCGGGCGTAACCGGTCTCGCAGAATTCGGTGTCGAGATAGTACCTCATTGCGGGCCTCGGTTAGCCAGAACCACGATGTACATGCAAATGGCGCAGGCGATCGCTAAGGCGAAGGCGCCGATCCAATGGCCGCGATGCAACGACTGAGCGGTAGTGTACGCGCTGAATACGGCGAAGCCGCCATACACAAGGCCGATGGTGATTCGAAACAGCATTTACGCGCCTCCCTGCATCACGACGGTCCCGAGCCCGCGGCGCGCCGGTGGCGCCATCGGAATCACGCCGGACGGATCCATGTGTTCGTCCCGAAATTCGTTGATGGCGCGCCAGAGCTCTCCGAGCAGCCAACCCGCGCACCCGCACGCGCGCCGCTGCGCGTCAACGAACGCTCGGGCCCAGCGATTGCAGTCGGCGCATACCACCGACGTCATAATTTCGCCTTCCCACTTCGAGACGGTTCGGGCGTACTTGTCACCCGGCCGGATGCGCCCGGAGCACTCCTCGCACTCGCGTTCGACGCGCGAACGCGGGTACGTCGTATGCTCGAATTCGCAGGAGCCGTCGATGTCTTCGCAGGAACACATCAAACGTCTGCCTTCTCGCGCACGTCGCAGGCCGCGTTGCGGTGGCCACGAGCCTGGAACAAGTTAGCCACGGCGGCGTCGATTTCGCTAATGACGTCCTCGACATCTTCGCGCGACCGGAGCCTTGAGAGTGCCGCCGCGAGGTGGTCCTCTGCGTCCTTCTCACACTGGATCGCGTTATTTTCGAGCATCTCGACGATGCGCTCTCGCCTTGTCTTCTTCGTTTTCTTTGTCGCCATCACGCCGCCTCCTTCGGTCCGCCAGCCGCGGGCCGCATGTGTCTACGCAGCCACGCCGTCATCTTTCGTTCGTGAAACGCGCGCCGACTCTCGAATCGGAGCGTGGCCGCGTTTGGGTCGGTGTGATGGAGTCGGAGCCATTCGATCACGGCTCCAAGCAGCCAGCGGTGGCGAGATACGGGCTTGTCGAATCGGGTGATGTACCAGGAGAAGATGGGATCTCTCACGCGACCTCCGTAAGCCGACGCGATTGCGCGGCCAGTTCAATGAGCCATTCTGCGAACGCGACAGGGGTCCGTCGCTTCATAGGTTTCGACGCAACCTTGATGCGGGCGAATCCGGGTCCGGTGCAAACGCAATGCGTTGCCGTGCCGCCGGTGCGGATTCCTACGCGCACGATCTCCGGCCGGACGCCAACGACGTAAAGCCAAGTCGGTTTCACGCACGGATGGCCCCAGGCGACTTGTTCTACGCGGTAGGTGAGGCCGCCCCACTGGTCCGGCAATTCGCCAGGCAACGGCATCCGTGCCCAGCGGAACAGCAGCGAATGTTCGGGATGCTCAAGAACGCCTCCAAACTCGCGGACGGCGGCCACTGCGAACGGACCGCAGGCAGGGTCCTGCTTCGTGCAAAGATGGCGAAGTTTTGACCATGGTCCGCAGGGCGGATGAGCGACGACAGGGAGCGGGCCGGTGTAGCGTGTTGCGTCTCGCTTTTCGTCCCACCACTCCGCAAGCAGCTTGGGATACGGCCCGAGCGGGTCAACGAAGAGCGCAGCGACGTCGGTGCGCAGAGTCACGTCTTCCTCATCGGCCCAAAGATCCGAACCGGTTTTCCCGATTTCACGGCCTTTCGAATGATGTCTAATGTTCCGGGCGAGACCCCGTCCCAAAACGCGACCAGCGCCTCACAGTCTTCAATTACCAGCGCATTGCGAATCGGTCCTGCCGCCCTGCCGTTTCTGGTCCAATCCGCCTTGTGGATCGACTTGGACAGGAAAAGTTTGTCGGCCATATTCTCGGCCACGGTGTCCGGGCCCGGAGCTCCGCCGCTCACGATTACCGTGTCTTGCGGCAGTCGCGCCACGTACCGACGGACCATATCCAGGTCCGGGAAGTCGCGAGAGCCTACGATGGCGATGCGGCTCACCGCGCACCTCGAATCTCTTCCAGCTGCCGCTCCAGCGTGCCGATCCGGATCTGGTGAACGCAAAGACGGCACAGAACAAATGCGATTCGCCACCGGTCGCCAGGTGTCCCCGGCTCCAAGGATAGGTACAAAAGCACAATGGATGCGATATCCAGTGCGCCTCGCCAATACTTCATCGCGCACCTCGAATCGCCCAAAAGATGAGAAGTCGCGCCCCGAGTCGAATCCGGCGCCTCACATTGTCCACGTCGTACTTGGCCGGTGTTCGGGCCCGGAGTTGAGATCGGGGCCATACGACTAGTTGGTAATGATTGGCAAAAGCCTCAACAGCGGTCTCGCACCGATCTGCAATCAACGCCGGGGAGTTGCCGCGCCCCGGCTCGCGGTCGCAGGGTACTACTTCTCGATGTTCGCTGCCGGCTGGACTCTCAGCCGGTGCAGAGACTTGGGCCTCCGCGCGCGCATTGCAGGTCTCTCCTTCTTTGAATTGGACGACGGGCCTATCCTGATAGACAAGGATTGAACCATCAAGACGAACCTTCAATATGGCTTCGCCGCTGTCGTCGAGCAACAGCTTTTCGCCTGGATAAAGGAATGGGTGGAACTTCACGAGTCACCTCTCTGCGCTTCGACAGCCTCACGCTCACGACGACGCCGAATCACGGTCTCGACTGCGCGACACGCCAGCTCGTACGTGCGCTCCCAACCGCTTGCGCCTTCGGTCCAGTAGGACCAGCGGTTGGCGGCCGGAAGGTGGAGCACGCGGCCCTCGGGAACCTGCCCGTCGTCGACGGGCACGCGCCAGCCCCCGCCGATGAATTCGGTGTGACGGCGGGTGCTCATTGGGCGGCCTCCGACTCCTCAACACGTCGCTTGATCACTTCGCGATGGCAGAAGCGGCACGCGCCCTTCGGCACAGCGCCTTCTTTGATTGGGTGGGCGGCCCCGGTCTCGAAGCGAGGGGCGTGGCTGCAGAGGGGCACATCCACATCGAACGCGTGTAGGCGCGAATCACGGCGGTGGCCCTGGCGCCAGGCGAAAGTGGTCATTGGGCGGCCTCCGAGAGAAGCCGCGTCAACTCGGCGTCACCATTCGGGGTCAGCGTGACGCGCAGCTGCTCCCCGATTGGCCTCGTGAGGGCGAACCCGCGATCGACCAAGAACGAGACGCCCTCAATCGAAAGGGGGCATGCGGGAGCCGGCGCGTAGAGCGTCTCGGCACGGCCACGGTGATCCTGCGGTCCGAACGCGCGAAGCCCGCGGTGCGCACGGGCCAGGCCCATGTCGAGGAGGTCCGCGGTCATTGGCGAGCCTCCCCGGTGATCTCCCCGCAGAGAAACGTGAACGCGTCCTCGTGCGTCGCGAACGCGTAATCGGCGAGGTCTCCGAAAATGGACCGCCAGGGCCCGGATACAACGATGACCGGATTGAACTTCGACTCTTCCGCCCGGCGCAGCGCGTACCCGAGCTCGACCCACGCGCCGATGCTCGATCCTTCAGGCGTCACGAGCCAGAAGACGTTGCAGGCAGCCACGCCCTCGAGGTCGGCCCTGGCGAATGCCGCGCGCTCGGCTTTCGAGATGTCCGAGTCAGGACGGTGCTCGTTTGCACGGACGTCGGCCATCCAGTTTCGGGTGACGGTGTGACCGGCCGCGGTCAGGCGGTCCCGGAGGGTCTCGCAGAGCGGAAGCTCCTTCGATGCACCGGCTAAATACAGCGCCGTCACAGCGTCACCCCGCACGCGCACCGCGGCCCCTCGGGCACGGTCACGCCTTTCGGCTGGTCAACGGTCGGCAGGCGGCATGTCCCGCACCGCATGGGCTGACCGGAGAAGCCGTGCGACACGCGGGTCTTGCCGTCGCCACCCGGGTCGCGGAGTCGACGAAGCGCCTCGATGAGCTCGGAGCGGTCGCGCTTCTCGGCGGAGCGGCGGGTCATCGGGACACCTGGGCCGCGGGAGCGGCGGGAGCCTCGCTTTGGCGGCGCGCGCGAGCGTCGGTTGCGTGCTCTTGGCGGCCAGCGAACGGCATGGGAACGTGCGCCCAAGTTCGGCCTTTCAACATCGGATGCACGGTCCCGACGGAAAGCCCGGTGCGGTCGACGATGCTTTTGCAGGTCTCTCCGGCCGCATACGCGCGACGGAGTTGGGCAACGAGTGCGTCGTTCAGCTTCGCGTTGACGTTCCCTGACCCACGCGATGCCTCATGGTGCGCATACAGCTGATCGACGCGGGCCCGACCGCGCTCGCGCGCGTCTTCGTTATTTTGGGCGATTGTCCCGAGAACGAGATGGCTCGGACGGCAGCACGCGGGCGTGTCGCAATGGTGCCTAACGACGACGCCGGCCTGGATAGCGCCATGCTCCAACGAGTACGCGACGCGGTGGGCCTGAACGTCGACGCCGCACCACGTCAGCCGCCCATATCCCTCGTGATAGACGCTGCCCGTCCACAGCCAGCACGGACCCAGTTCGGGACGATGCGCGGGAGGCGACGCATTTTTGTTGAGGCGCGCCCAGAAGCGATCAGCCGTGGAACGGATTCTTTGGCGTGGGCCGGCCAGCAGCGCGCGCGCATCGAACTCGCGGGCAAACCCGTCGCTGTGGGGGCGGCTCAC